CGGCCTGCGCGTGCAAGAGGTGCAGCGAGGTCAACGAGGTATTGTGGAACAACGAGTCCAGCGAAGTTTGATGTATCAACATCGCGACGCTCAACTGATTCTTCCTTCATGTGGCGAGCAAGACGCTCTTGTGCAGCAAAGTCTCCACGAACTTGTGCATTGAATGCATCACGAACGAATGAGTTACCTGCTTCTGGTGTATATGTGCGTGCTTCGCGCACGATTGAAGTTGTTGCCTTTGGTAGTGCATCTGCAACAACAGAGCGTGCTTCTGCTGCCTTTGCATCTGCTGCAGCCTGTGCAGTCAACTTCTCAATCTTTGTATCGAGCGAGCGTGATTCTTCAACGAGGGCATCAACCTTTTCGGTTTCCTCTGCAGTAAGGTCGGTGCGGTTTTCTGCGGCTACTGCCTCAAGAACTGCATCCATTTCAGCCTTCACTGCATCACGGCGCTCAACAACTTTGTCAAGGTATGACATTGTTTGAGTTCTCCTTGTGAGTGTTTGTAAGGGTCCGAGGTGGTGGCGTGATGATTCACGGCGCTCAATTGAGGGTGTGAGTCTCGCTCCGACTTCGTATCTGCTCCTGTGAGCAGAAATCTATTTTGTGTTTTGGATAATTGCTTTTGCCAAACGAAGTGAAATTGTTCGGCTCTGTTCTTCACTTGGCGCTGATAGTGGGTCAATCGCACGAAGTTCTGAAGCCTTATGGCCAACAAGAACTTCTGTTGCTTCCCATCCATCACGGACTTCGCGATAAACGCGGATGAGGATTGCAGGGTCTCCTTCTTCGGCAGTGATGGAGAAATCAGAGTCAGGTATCCCAAGAACTCCTTCTCTCATTACATGCTCAATGCGACCACGGGCGGTTCCGCCTGATGCATCCCATTCTACAAAATCTCCAACGACATCAACAGCGCGAGAAGAATCATCTTCAATCTCTTCTTCTTCATCGTACTCTTCGTCATCATCTTCTTCTTCGCCTTCAATATCTAGCAATTCAGATAGGTAATCGCGAAGCGCCTTGATTGAATCCTCATCAAGTTTGCGGCCTTCCTTGATGGCATCTAGTGCGTCAGCAATCTTCTTGCGGGCTTCAACACTGGTGGTTGGGTAGGCAGGGTAAGTGACAACCGATACATCGCCATCAGCAAGTGATACTTCTGTCAGTGTACGCTCGCTCTTATCCTTGCTCCAGTTCTGGCGGATGACGCGAAAAGCAAAACTCATCTGGTCAACATCGCCGCGTTGAACTAGCGTGTAGATGTCGCGGGCTTCTTGAGTATCGGCAAGTTCTGCATCAAAGCGCAATCCACGGTCATCTTCAGTGAGCGTCAATGTGCCATTCTTGGTACGAGCCAAAGGCAAGCCTTCGTGATTGATAAGAAGTCTGACATCAGGCATTTCATTCAATGTCTTACGGAAAGCGCCAGGGGCGATTCTCTCTTTGAATGGAAGTGGCACGCTGGCATCGTTGAACACAGCGGCGTATCCTGACAAACGCATCACGCCATCTTCTGCTTGGCGTGCTTCTACATCCTGCACCACATAAGTGCGGCGTTCGATTTTCTTCATTTTGCTCCTTGAATCGGCTTCAGCATCTAAAGCATCAATCTGGCGTTGCGACCAGTTTTGCGCTCTATCACTGAAGTTGGAATCGCCGCCCCAGAGAAGCCAGGCAACCAAGCCTGCTCCTGGGTATTCTGCGTGCGAAGGGTCACTGTTCTTTGGTGCCTGTCCGTCAACTTTGTGGCGGGCAAACCAAGGTGCCATCTTGCGAACCTTGTTGTCTGAGATTCTTCCTGCGGCCATTTCGCGTGCGTCACGCTTTGTGCCATCGGTCAATCCATCGCCCCCAAAACCTTCTTCTAAATACTTCAATCCGCGAGCAGCGTTGTTGCGGATAAATTCCGGAACTGATTCAACTGCTCTTACTTCGCCGCCTGGTTCCATATCTTCAGCAATTGAAATTGCAACCATCTGGTCAATTGCATCTTGCTTTGTACCGTGGCAAGCAATGGTTGTGTAAGAACCATTTGATTCTTCTTTTACTGTTGCCCATCCATCACAATCGCTTTGTGAATCAGATACATAGTAAGGCATTACTCAACCCCATACACTGATTCAGGTGCAGCAGGGTCAATTGTTGATACTGCCTGCAACTGTGTTGATGGAACTCCAGTGTGCTTGATGGTTGGCATATCCAAGGCTTTGAGAACAGCCTGTGGGTCAAAGCCAACCTGCACAAGTTGTGCAATGATTTCAGCGCGAAGTTTCATACCAACTTCAGGCGCATCTGCCGCATCAATGTTTTGAAGCGGTACACGGTGTTGGTCGCCTGCTTCGCCAAGCGGTGACAAATCTTCAACAGCGCGAACATCATTGAGTGAAAGGAATCCTTCACGCAATCCTTTTGTGTAAGCGTCATACCGTTCAATGGTTGTGCCGCGAAGAAGCGCATCAAGATTGAACTTGATGAAGCCATCTGGCTCTGGCAATAATGGAGAGAGAGCCTGTTCGATGCGTTCCAACAATGGACGCAATGAATGCTGCACGAACGATAAGTTCTGTGCTTCAACAGATGCGAATGACATCGCACCAGCAACAGGATGACCCAGCAGCGAGACAGGCACGCGGAATAGGCGGGCTATTTCCTCAACCCCGAAGCGTCGTACTTCTAGCAACTGGGCATCGGCAGCGTTGAGTGTGAGCGGCTTGAAAGACGCTCCACCAGTTAGCACGCCGATTTTGCCCGCTCTATATGGGCCAGTGTGTGTGATATTCCAATCGCGAGCAAGGTCTGAAACCTGCTCTTCTGTCATATCACCTGGCGCTTCGATGACGCCGCCAGGGTTGGCAGCGTTGCCGAAATATGAAGCAGCATAAACTTCAGCAGCCATAGCAGAACCAAGGGTTACGCGGGCTGCACCAATTGGTCCAAGACCAAGCAATTGTCCTGGAAGTCTAAAGAGCGGGATGTGAACCATTTCGTTTGCACTGACTTCATAAGAGAAGTTGCCGAACGCATCGCGCACCATATAGCGAAGTGGCTCGCCTGGTCGTGGGCGTTCAACGCGAACATCGCGTGGATTGAGAACATACAGTTCAAGAACATCGCCCATGTCATCCATTACCTTGAGGATGAATGCGTTGCCTTCTAGGTTGAGAGAAGCAATGATTTGTTCGTAGAACTCAAGACGGGTTGTATCTGGGTTTGGTTTGTTGACCCAGTTTGGAACTTCGCCATAAACTGCGGCGTAAGAGATACGGTTGCGACCACGGCGAACATAGGCGCCAAGTGGAAGCGATGAAATTGTGTCACCAAGAAGTCTCACGCAAGCATAAACAGTGGACATCCGAATTGCTGTTTCAGAGTTGACATCAACGCCTGCAGGGGATGCATACGCTGGTCTGCCTGGAATCAACGGTTCAACGAACTGATTCTGCGCACGCTTTTCACCTGATGCGCGAAGTCTTTTAGATAGACTCATTGCCTGCCTTTTCTTCTAAGTGATACCAACCGCCATCCCAAAGGGTCAGCAGTCTGTGGAAGTAATCTTCGTACTGTTGAGCGATAACATCCAATGCATATTTGCCAACAGAATGTTCTCTGATTTTGTTTCGGTCTAGCGTTTTGACTTGTTCTGCTGCATCCATAAACTCTTGCAGCGTTCTGCAACGGTAGCCTGTCAGACCGTTGATGTTGTTCTCTGTAAAAGCGCCCCAGTCAGTTGTGATAGTAGGGGTTCCACAGGCTTGGGCTTCAATGACAACATTGCCAAAGGGTTCTATGTAAAGCGTTGGGGCAAAGGTAGCGATGGCATTGCCCATCAATTCTGCTCTTTGCTCTGGACCAACTGAGCCAACAAACTCTCCATATCCTGATTGCTCACCAGGACCTGCCAAGATAAGTCTCTTGCCTAGGCGCTGGCAGACTTCCTGAGCAATCTTGTAGCCTTTGCGCTCAATCAATCGACCAATGAAAAGGTAATAATCACCTTTGCCTTCGCCCAGTGGAAACATCTCTGGTTCCAAGTAGCCAGGAATCACGGTGTCAAAGAACTGACCGTCAACGGCTGTTGGATTCTTGTGACCAGCGTAGATGGAATGCATCCAGGCGTATGATTCAAAAACGCGATACTTGCTGAACACGCCGCCATATCCCACACCGAATTCAACACTGATGTGGTTGGGGTACTTATCGGCAATCTCTTTGTGGGCGTATCCACCAATAAGGCAGATGAAGTCTTGCGGTTGCAAATGGCTCTGCATCAGCCGAATCACATTGGTGTTGAAGATTCGCCAGTGCAGCGCATTGGTGTCGAAGGATGCTTGTGTGTAGTGGGCGTTGCCTACTGCCTGGGCGCGTCGCTCTTCTGAGATACAAGTGATGAGTTTGGTGACTGGCGCATCTACTTGCTCGCCAGCATATAGATAAACTTCGTGACCAAGATTGGTCATCATTATGCAAAAGCGCCTAACCTTTTCGGTGAAGGCGCATCCTGTAAAATCTTTCGTGACCTGCGTGTGAGGCAGGCTTACGACGTGGAATCTCATTTCAGGCGCTTCACAAAGTCTGCAAAGTTGCCGACAAATTTCAACGTTCCGACGTGGTTACATGTCTTGCTGCTGTCAATCCAGATGTCAAAACCAGCATCTTTGAGTTTTTGGCACATTAGCACATCTTCAGAAATGATGTCGCCATCTTGAATCTTGACTTCAAATATCCAGCGCTTGTTTTGACCGTTGTGAACATAAGGTTTGCTACTATCCCACAAATGTGTGAAGGCTTTTTTGCTAAGGTATAAAAACCCAGTGCCAACAGACTCTACTGAGATGATGCCTTCTCCGAGTTGTTCGGGTTTGGCCTTGATGTTGTACGACTCTTCAACAATGGATTTCTTGACACAAGGAATGCCAAGAACATCTTTGTCGGAATTAACAACTTCAATTGCCCAAGTTGGCGCCCATTCAATGTCGGCGTCAATCCACAGAATCCCGTCAAAGTCTTGCTCTACTGCCAGCGCAACTAAATCGTTGCGACTGCGTTGAATCAAAGCATCATAGGACATAAAGACTGGGTGAAAATAGACGCCCGATTCAATGCCCATCAGCGCTGTCTGATGCAACGCACTTGCATACCAGACATCAACTTTGCCATCGTATGATGGTGTTGCAATAAGTATTTTTTTCACAAATCCCCCGATTCGTTACTAGGCTAGAGACTCCACATCAAAGTCTGAAATGGCTTCTGTGGTTGGCGCAGGCGCCAATTTCACTGATTCGTACTGTGAGTCATAGACGGCATCAAGGTGTGCCTCATCTACCAAAGCCCAAAGTTCTGCCTTGGTGAAATCTGCTGGCGCCTTGGTTGGTTCTACATCTGCGAACTTGCTGAATGTGGATACATAATCATTGAGTGAATATTCAACGGTGACGTCCCACTTGATTACCTTGCCATCAACATCAACTGTTGGAACAGCCTTGGTAATGCTCTTTGTTGCATCTGCTGAGTGTGTCATTAGTTTGCCTTTGCTTCTAGTGCCTCTACTTTTGCAGAGAGTTCTTGGATTGCTTTGACCAAAATTGGTATCAACTTGGCTGGCGCTGCTTCTAGTTTATCTGGGTTTTCTTCGGAAACAATCTGAGTCCAAGCCTTTGTGCCAAACTTTTCTTCGGTAGCAAGAAGTTCTTGGGCGATGAATCCGCCTTCTTCAATACCAACCTTGCCACCATCACGCATATTCCATTCAAACTTGACTGGCTTCAAATCCTTGATGAAGTCAAGACCGACTGGGATTGATTCAATGTTGGTTTTGTCACGAAGGTCAGAAAGAGAAGTAATGCTGGTCTGTTGACAACGCAAAGTTGCAATAGATGAGTTGCCTAAGGTAATAACATTTGAGGCTGTTGACGAAGATGCCTGAGCGCCTTTACCAATTAAAGTATTATTTGAACCACTGGTTACATTGTTAGTTCCAGTAAATCCAGCATCTGAACCTAAAAATGTATTATCATCTCCAGTTGATGCACGACCTGCATTTACTCCAATTGCAGTATTTCCATCTGGATTTAAGCCATCACCGAGTGCAAGCAAACCAACAGCAGTGTTATAGTTACCTACTTGATTTACACCAAGAGCGTCAACACCTACTGCTGTATTTGCAAGTCCTGTTGTATTTACATCTAACGCACTAGTACCTATGGCTACGTTGCTGATACCAATAGTATTGGCACCAAGTGCATTCAAACCAATAGCAACATTGGAAGAACCCGTGGTATTAGCATCTAAAGCAAAAGTACCAACTGCTACGTTGTTAACACCAGTAGTATTTGCATCTAGTGCATAATGACCTATTGCTACGTTTTGAGCACCAGTGCTGTTGGCACGTAGCGCTCTGTAACCAACAGCAACATTGTCACTACCAGTAGTATTCTCAGACAATGCGCCAGGGGCGATAGCCACATTTCTATAACCAATGGTATTGAAGAAAAGAGGAGAAACTATGTTTCCTTCGTGATATGAGCCAAGAGCAGTATTTGCATAACCAGTTGTATTATTTTCCAATGCCCCGATTCCTATTGCAACATTAGAAACGCCAGTAGTAGTTGCACCTAAGGCATTTACACCAATAGCAATATTATTATTACTTCCCCCAGTTATGGCATCAAGCGCATTATTACCAATAGCAATATTTTGATAACTAGTGGTGGAAGCGCTAAGAGCAAGTGTGCCGATTGCTATGTTGCCTGTACCAGTAGTGTTAGCATCAAGTGCAAAAGAACCTATTGCTACATTGTTACTGCCAGTAGTGTTAGCGGCAAGAGCGTTATGACCAATTGCTACTATATCAGCAGCAGTGGTGTTTAATTGCATAGCATTAATTCCAATGGCAACGTTTCTTACTCCAGTGGTATTTGTAGTTAGCGCTTGAGTTCCTATGGCTATGTTTTGTATACCAGTGGTATTTGCACCTAAAGCATTAACACCAACTGCTATGTTGTTACTACCAATGGTATTAGCATCTAAGGCATAAGGACCTACGGCAACGTTGTTAATACCTGTGGTGTTAGCGGCAATAGCGTTGTAGCCTATTCCAACATTGTCTGTTCCAATGGTATTAGCGTCTAATGAATATGACCCAACGCCAGTATTTCTAACACCAGTCGTGTTGAGTCGCAAAACTCTTTCGCCTATTGCTGTATTAAAGTTACCAGTAGTGTTAGCACCAAGAGCATTCGTACCAACTGCTACGTTGTTAGTACCTATAGTATTAACATCAAGTGCATTGGCGCCGACTGCTACGTTATTAACACCAGTGGTATTCGCCACAAGCGCATCAGTGCCATACGCGGTGTTGCTGTTGGCATCTGAAAGCTTGCTACCTATATCGCGTGCTTTTGTCATTATCGGTTGTCCTTCAACTCTTGAACTTCTGCTGCTAGTTCTTGGATTGCCTTGACTAGGATAGGAATGAGATTGCCTGCCTTTGCTTCTAATCTGTCAGGGTTTGATTCGTACACTAAGTCAAGCACGTCATTGTCACCGTCAGTCGCGGCAAGCAATTCCTGCGCGATGAAACCAAGTCTTGTGCTTCCGTCCTTGACGTTGCCTTCGCGGGTAGCCCAAGTGAACTTGCGACTCTGAATACTCTTGAGGAACTCAAGTCCGTATGGGTTGTCAACAATCTCTGTCTTATCGCGTTGGTCTGACAATGAGGAAATAGTGGTGTCATTGCAACGAAGGTTGTTGACATTAGTATCACCTAAAGTAAATTCTCCGCCTACAGTTGCAGACGATGGTTTGGCTCCATATCCAAGAGATGTATTATAGTTACCAGTTGTTGCATTATCTGCAGCAAAAGTTCCAACCATTGTATTACCAACACCTGTGGTAATGCTAAGACCTGCGTCACTACCAAATGCAGTGTTATAAAAACCAGTTGTATTGCTTGTCAATGCAGAATATCCAACAGCGGTATTATTAGACCCAGTTGTTAGCGCATCTAATGAAAAATTACCCATTGCAACATTGTTACTACCAGTGGTGTTCACAAGCATTGCATATCTACCAATAGCAACGTTATCTTTACCAGTAGTATTGGCAGAAAGTGAACTTTCTCCTACCGCTACGTTATTTACACCAGTAGTATTTGCATCTAAAGCGAAAGCACCAACTGCCACGTTTTGAGAACCTGTTGTGTTGACTCTTAATGCATCTCTACCTAGAGCAACATTTTCAATACCAGTAGTGTTGGCTTCCAATGTCCACATACCAACAGCGGTGTTGCCACTTCCAGTAGTATTAAGGATTAAAGCAGACTGACCAACGGCGGTATTGTAAATACCAGTAGTATTATACTGCAGCGCTTGAGTTCCTATTGCAGTATTGTAGTTACCAGTTGTGTTTAATTGAAGTGCGTATAGACCTACTGCAGTATTATTTATCCCAATAGTATTTGCACCTAACGCTTGAGCGCCAACTGCAGTATTGCTAGCGCCAGTAGTATTAGCATCTAAAGCACCAGAGCCAATGGCTACATTACTATTACCAGTGGTGTTGACATTGAGTGCGGCATAACCCAAAGCGGTATTTTCGTAACCAGTAGTATTTGCCTGCAAGGTTGCGTGACCAATGCCAGTATTGTTGTAACCACCAGTATTAGCACTTAAAGAATTAACACCAACTGATACGTTATTTTGACCAGTAGTATTAGCATCTAGTGTATAAGAACCAATGGCTATGTTGTTAACACCAGTGGTGTTGGCATAAAGAGCGCTAGTTCCCACTGCAAGGTTTTCTGCGCCGATGGTGTTTGAATAAAGCGCTTGGAAACCTACAGCAATATTCTGGAATCCAGTTGTATTAAATCTTAAAGCGGAATTTCCTATCGCAATGTTTCCAGAACCTATTGTGTTAAAACGCAAAGCAGATACGCCAACACCAGTGTTGTTTATGCCAGTCGTGTTTGTGGTAAGGGCAAGTGAACCTACTGCGGTATTAAATCCGCTGCCATTGTCAACTTGCAACGCACCATTTCCAACTGCGGTGCTGTTGGTGCCAATTGTATTTGTTGCCATAGCATTTCTGCCGATTGCAACATTGGACGCGCCCGTGGTGTTAGCACCAAGAGCATTTTGTCCTACGGCAACATTCGCCCCACCAGTAGTATTAGCCGCAAGGGCAGAAGCGCCAAGGACAGTATTACTTGCTAGTGAACCGCCACCTTCACCAACAGTGACACCATTGATTACTTGGTCAGGGCCGAATGTGTTGCTGACAGCGAGCATCGCTGCACCTGAGACATTGAATACTTCAGGCGCCCAGATGTCCACGACATCGCCAGCAACGAGTGCTGTGAGTCCTGTGATTGAAGTGCCAGTTGTTGCAACATAATCAGTGCCACGAACTTGCAAGACACCGTTGATGTGAAGCAATTCTTGGCCGACTGTGTAGGTGAGTGTGACACCGTTATTGTCAAGGCCTGAAAGTGAAGTCTCGCCACCTGCCGCTGTCTTTGTCCAGCGATAGACGGTGGCAGAACCTGCAGCACCGCTTGGTCCTGTTGCGCCCGTGGCGCCTGTTGCACCTACTGGGCCAGTTGGTCCTGTCGCACCGACGGGGCCTGTGGCACCTTCGGGTCCTGTTGCACCCGCTGGTCCTGTTGCACCAATATCGCCCTGAATTCCTTGTGGGCCTGTAGCACCTACTGGACCTGTTGCACCAATTGGACCTGTTGCGCCAATATCGCCCTGAATTCCTTGTGGGCCTGTAGCACCTACTGGACCTGTTGCACCAATTGGACCTGTTGCACCAACTTCACCTTGAATGCCTTGAATTCCTTGTGGACCCGTGGCACCAGTAGCACCGATTGGTCCTGTTGCTCCAGTATCGCCTGCAACTCCTTGTGGACCTGTTGCACCAATTGGTCCTGTTGCACCGATAGGGCCGCTTGGTCCAGTGGCACCTGTCGCGCCATCTGTTCCAGGCAATCCTTGTGGGCCTGTTGCACCGATAGGTCCAGTTGGACCTGTCGCGCCTGTGGCACCGTCAGCACCGTTTGCGCCCGTGGCACCTATCGGTCCAGTTGCGCCAATAGGTCCAGTTGGACCTGTTGCGCCTGTGGCTCCGATGGGGCCTGTGGCGCCCGTTGCACCTGTTGGTCCTTGTGGACCTTGTGGTGCTTCAAGAGTTGTGACCACATACGAGTAATGCGTGGTGCCTTCTGTGATAAAACTGTAGTTGTGTGTAGTTGCATCGCCATTGACGCCATAAACTTCAACAATCATTCTCTGTCCAACAGAGACTGATGTTGTTGGCAATGTGATGTCTGTTTCAGTTAGAACTGGCGCACCTGCACCATTCCATCCAGTCAAGACTGTATCTGAATCACCAATGGTTGAAAGAACTGTTCCTGAGTTATCTGCTAATTTCAAACGACAGAAAACAGATAAGTTGTCATTGCTCGCTGGCTTTGTCATATACATAATGAAGCGTTGAGTTCCGCCAGGAATCAATGTGAAATTGAATGGCACTGAAATATATGAAGCAAGAAGAGAAGTTGTGTTGCCAGCAATATTGACAGTTGTTGTGGATTCTGCCGCGGCAACTGGGTCCTCACCTAATTGTTTGAAACCAGTCAATTCAGTTACTGAAGAATTGAAATAATAATAACGACCAGCAACGATTCCTTGTGGACCTGTTGGACCTGTTGCACCTGTCGGTCCTGTTGCACCTGTAGCACCAATCGGTCCTGTTGGACCTGTGGCACCAGTTGGACCTTCAGCGCCCGTTGCACCTACTGGACCAGTTGCACCTGTTGCACCAATAGGACCTGTTGCACCAGTTGCACCAGTTGGGCCTTGAATGTTTCCGACATTTTCCCAAGAACTTGTTGTTGTATTCCAAACATACAAATCACCAGCGCCAACAATATACGCATCGCCAGGATTACCAATTGGATGCGCCGCCTGTAAAGCAGCCAAAGTTGGATAAGTTCCAAGGATTTGAATTCCTTCACCTTGTGGTCCAGTTGCACCTGTTGGTCCTGTTGCACCGATTGGACCAGTTGCACCTGTCGCACCAATTGGACCTGTTGCACCTTGTGGGCCTGTCGCACCAATATCGCCTTGTGGTCCAGTTGCTCCAGTTGCACCTTCAACGCCTTGCACACCTTGAATGCCTTGAATACCTTGCGCACCGCTTGGACCTGTCGCACCAGTTGCACCTACTGGTCCAGTTGCACCGATTGGTCCAGTTGGACCTGTAACACCGATTGGTCCTGTTGGGCCTGTAACACCTGTGGGTCCTACTGGACCTGTTGCTCCTGTAGCACCAGTGGCACCTACTGGACCTGTTGGACCAGTAACACCTGTAGGTCCTACTGGACCTGTTGCTCCTGTAGCACCTACTGGACCTGTTGCTCCTGTAGCACCGATGGGGCCTTGTGCGCCAACATCGGAAATTTCAACAAGGTTGCGAACTTCTACAACTTCAATGTGATTATCAGACACGCGTTACCTCTGGAGAGACAGTGAATTGGCCTTGGATAAGTCGAGTGATTGTTCCCCCACCTGAATTGATTTCCAGGTCATAGACATAAATGCCTTCATCTAATGAACCAGTTTGTGCTGATGACATTGTGATGTTAATTGTTCCAGTTGCTCCAGTGATGACAATTCCGTTGCTTGGAGATGTCAAACTCACCAGCGCTGTGTCATCATAATAATTCTGACGAACTTGAAGCGCTGCTGTGTAGCCAGTCAAATTGATTGGCGCTCCAGCAGAATTTTTATAGGTGACTTCAAGAGTGAAAGTTGCACCTTGGTCAATTGTCGCATTGTAAATTGCTGCGCTCATTACTTCTCCGTTGCCCAGACTAGGAATCCGCCAAGAGCAATCAACGCTAATGGCAAGGAAATCATTGCAACCCCGACGGTGAAAAGTGCCACGCCGAATACTTCAGCGGTGATTGTCCAATCTATTTTCTTCATTGTGGCTCCTTACATATTGAGTGAAAAGAATTTTGGAACTGGTTGTTTTGGTTCTGGTGCTGCTGTCGCCCGGTCATAACCAAAGATGCTTGCAACTGCTGCGTCAATCTTTCGCTTGCTGTTTGATTTGCTCACCATCACGCCGCGACTTGATTGCTTCGTGACGCAGTTATTGATGTGACGCGCCAAGCGCTCATCTCCATCGTGCGTGAATGAACCGTTGACAACTGCTTCATAAAACTTCTGTGTTGCTGGCACCATTCGTTCCGCGCTGTTGGGATACGAGACTACTGGCAATCCTTCTTCGTCAAGAACCATAAAGGTTCGCTGCCATCTGGCTGGGTCGAAAACAATTTCGCGCACACTGAAACGACTATCGCGTGCAGTGTTGATAATTGTTTGTTCAACTTCTGCGACTGGCACATGCCATGTGTTGTCTGCATCTTGCGGCCTTTCCCATAATCCAACAACCATCAAATGTGGTTTATCGCCGCCAAGCAGCCAAGCAACCAAAGCAGTGGAGTCA